GATGATTTGATTGAGGCGGTAATGTGCGGCACTTGGACTTCCGACGGAGATCCTGAGACTATCGTAACAGGAACGACTGCTCGATCTTTCACTATCGAACGTCATCATGAAGATATCAATAAGTATATCCGATCAACTGGTTGCTCATTTAACAGCATGAGCTTATCAATTGCTCCTAACTCAATGGTTACGGGTTCTTTCTCAGTTATTGGTAAAGATTTAGCCACAGCAGGATCGGCTCTTGCAGGAGCAAGCTACCCAGCAGCAACTACTACCGACCCATTTGATAGCTTCACTGGGGCAATCACTGAAGGCGGGTCTGCTATCGCGGTCGTTACGGCTCTTGAATTGAACATCGAGAACGGAATGGAAGCTCAATACGTGGTTGGGGATTCAACTACTTTACAGCCGCCTCTTGCTAAATCTACGGTTACGGGGTCAATTACTGCATACTTCGAGGACACCGCGCTGATCGACAAGTTTATTAACGAAACTTCATCAGCTATCACCTTTACTTTGACCGATGGCGCGTCGAATGATTACATATTCAACATGCCTAACGTCAAGTATAACTCAGGTAATCCAGAAGTCGGCGGCCCTGGAGCTGTTACAGTAACGCTTGATTTTATTGCGTTATTCAATTCAGGAATCGGAAGCCAACTACAGATTACTAAAGACGATGCTTAAATAGGGAGAGTGAGGGAAGGATGGATATTAACGATTTTTATACAGCGGATGAGCATGAGAAAGGCCGAGAGGTAGCTATAAACAACCCCAGCACTGGCGAGCCGTCAGATGTGGTTTTTATAGTTAGGGGGCCAGACTCAAAGACATTTAGGAAAGCGATTCTAAAGTCTAATCGAGCGAATCTTGAGATTGACGATGCTGATAGCATGACTGATCTTTTGGTTGCAGTGACAATTGGCTGGAAGGGATTGAAGCAAGGAAAGGGCAAGGACGCTAAAGATGTTCCTTTCTCACCCGAGGCAGCTAGAAGGATCTACGACCAATCACCTGATGTAGCAACTCAGGTTATGACTTTTGTTAGCCAGCGCCAAAATTTTATCAAGGGCTAACTGATGAAATCTTAGCGTATGCACAGTGGCACTTTTGGGCTGCTGGTTACGATAAAGACTCAAAAGTTAGTCGCCTTGAAAACTTGAGGCAAGTCGAGAAGACGCTAGGACGCAAGCCTAAAGAGCTACAAGCCGCACCTGTTTTACGGGACGAGCTTGTTTATCTTTGGTTGATGTTTGTTCGGTTGAAAAACGCATCTGGAGAGGTGATTAGCTACACGCATATAAAAGACTATATGGAGATGTTTGGAGAGCTAACACTTTTTGAGATAGACACAATCGTCGAACTAGACCAAGCCCAAAGGGTAGAGGCAAATAAGAATGGCTGACGCAAATTTAGACATAAGAGTCACCTCTAAGGGCATCAAAGAAGCACACCTAGCACTTCAAAAGCTGGGGATTAGCGCTGACAAGGCCGAGGAAGCGGTCAAGCAGTACAAAGAAGAAACCAAAAGAAATACTGCTACTCAAAAGCAGTATGAAACTCAGCAGAAAAAGACGACATCAGCGGTTAGTCAAGCTGCTAAAGTTCACAAAGAAGCTAGAGGTGGCTTTCGCGCAATGCGAGGGGCTACCCAGCAACTATCCTTTCAACTTCAAGATGTGGCAGTCCAAGCTCAATCCGGCACTGCCGGTTTAACAATCCTAGCCCAACAAGGCCCTCAGATCCTTTCTATCTTTGGCCCTGGCGGTGCAATTGCTGGTGCGTTTATCGCTTTTGGAGCTTTAATTGCAGGAACCCTTCTTCCAGGACTTACGGATACGGAGGAAAAGGTTGACGATCTCGGAGAGGCTCTTGATCGACTGAAAGCAGCAACAGATAGAACCAAAGGCGGCGTTTTAGCTTTAAGCGAAGAGTTTGCAACCTTAGCAAAAGAATCAAGTGCTTTGGCAGAGCTTGAGATAGAGCTAGATATCAGCAAGACCAAGAGAGGTTTAGAGCAGTCAATCAAAGACATTGAGGAAGCTCTCGACTTCGACATCATTGGCAAGGGAGACTTATTCCGAGGGTTTGAAGAAACCATAGAAAACTTTTCCAATGGTCTGGGTCGTGGCGCAAAAGTCTCCATAGCATTTCAGGGACGTATACGAGAAGCCGGTCAGGCTATGGGTATAACTGGTCGTCAATTCAACGATCTAGCTTTAGCTCTTGCGGATTTTGAAGCAAGCAGAACTCCAGAACTATTTAATGAGCTACAAGAGACTGTCCAGAGGTTAAGAGACACATCGTCAGATACAGCAGCTTACGATAAGTTTGCGGAAGTTTTCGTAGATCAAGCTAGGAATGTACGTTTAGCCACAAGCGCATTACAAGATCTTGAAAAAGTACAAACCATGATCCAAGAAGGGGAGTTAGAGACTGTAGCTTCCTTAGAGGAGGGTGAAAAAGCAAGAAGAGATCTTGCTGCTAGAGCAAAAGCAGAGTTGGATAAGTATGCCGAACTGGTTAAGAGAAACAGAGCCAGCATGTTCGACGCGCTTGATGAGGAATTAAACAAAACCGAAAGAATTGAGCGAGAAAAAGCAGCTCTCGCAGAGCAAACTCAGCAAACCTTGTCTAAGTTATATAGCGAAACTAGCCCAGCGGTTTTATCTTTTGCTAGACAACAACAAGCTATGCTAAAAATCTTAGAGCGGTCTAACGAACAAGGATTGCTTAGTGAAGAAGGCTTCATTGATGCTAAGAAAAAACTTCATGAGGATTTTGTTGCCTTTGTCGATGCTCAAGAACAAGAAAAAGAAAGGAAAGAGGCAGAAAGACAAGCCAGAGCGTTAGAGCGGGAAGCTCAATTAGCCTACGATAGAATGTCTCTTGTTGAAAAGTGGATGTTAAGCACAAAACAGGCAATCGAAAACATAGATGCTCTGCAAATGCTGATGGCTGTCAATTTCGAGAGAAGTTTAGCCAACGCTTTCAATGGGATATTAACTGGGACAATGACAGTTAAAGAGGCGTTTGTTCAATTCACCAAGGATATGCTTAGTTCTTTCTTAGGCATGATCTCAGAAATGATTGCAAAACGACTAGCTTTAGCTGCTGTCGAAAAGTTAATAGGCAAAACAACAGCCGCAGCATCAGCGACCTATCTAGGTCTAACGGCGCAAGCTCAAAGCATGATGGCTGGACTAAACGCATTTGCTAGTACAGCGGCAATCCCCGTAGTTGGTCCAGCAGCAGCGCCCGCAGCAATGGCAACGGCGATTGGCGTTACTGCTCCGATTGCGGGTGCTATTTCAGCACTCAGCGGAGCGGCAGCAGCGGCGAGAGCGACTGGCGGTCAGGTCAGAGGCGGTCAGTCCTACTTAGTTGGTGAAAGAGGCCCAGAACTCTTAACTATGGGTGGTTCTGGTCGTATATCGAGCAACGACCAACTAAAACAAGCAGTTGGCGGCGGCGGTGGTATCACTATAATAAACAATGTGGATGCAAGAGGTGCTGACGCAAGCGTAGATCAAAAGATCCGTGTAGCTATGAAGCAAACCTCAGAAGCTACTACAAGAAACATCCAGAACTTGATGAAAAGGCGTAGATTTGTATGACCACTTTTGTATTTGCTACAGAGGTTCCAAACGTATTGCCTAGCACCTCAAGCTGGGAGCTGGTGACTAATAGTCGCATATTTGAAAGCCCGCTAACCAAGGCCGTACAGACTGCTGCTAGGAAAGGGGCGCATTGGAGGATATCGCTATCGTTCGATAACTTATTCGATGATGATCGAGCAAATATGCAAGCGTTTATGGCTATGCTGGAAGGACAGAGGCATAGATTCAGTATTAAAGATCACTCATTCACTAGGCGAGGCACTGGATCTCAGACGGGCCTAGTTACGGCGGCGAGCAGTGGTGGCACATTAAACTGTACTAGAACGCTTACAAGTTCATTGACAGTGAAGAAAGGCGACTATTTAAGCGCCAATAATCAGCTATTTATGTGTATTGAGGACGTTACTAGCACATCTACAACTATCGCTATCAAGGTTTCGCCAGAAGTTAGAGTCTCATCGGTAGGTCAGGCCGTAGAGCTAGTTAGCCCTGTTGGTGTCTTTATGATGACGGGTTCGACTGGATGGGATACACAGCCAGGGATATACTCATCATTCAACATCGAAGCCATTGAGGATGTTCTTGCATGAGCAGAGATCTAGCATCAAACACAGCGACTAGCTACGCTTCCAGCCATGTAAACCCTATCGTATTCGTTAAGCTAGAGTTTGACCCAAGTTCTGCTGGCACAATCAGGTTGCATAACGGATTAGGCACTTATACGTGGAATGATGGATCTGGAAATGTTAATTGGTTGGGTACTGGTGACTTAGGTCAGATCAGCACTATCCAAGAAGGCGATCAGATTAGCCCTTACAACATCGAGCTAACTTTGTCAGGTTTGGATGCCGGTCTAGTCGCAGAAGCCGTCAAGGAGGTTTATTATCAGCGCCCTGTTACTTTATACGTTGGCGCATTAAACGACGATGATAATCTCGTAGCGACCCCTGACGTCATATGGAATGGGTTTATAGATACCATGGACGTTCGGCTTGGTGGCGATAACGGAGATACCCTAGCCCTAAGCGCCGAGAGTGAATTAGCAATGTTTGAGCGATCATCAAACTTGCTTTACACAAATGCGTCACAGCAAGCCACCTCATCAGGTGACACCTTCTTTACCCACTTGCAAGAGATGCAAGATATCACTTTAGACTGGGGTGTTAGGAAAAGCGGAAGTGGTGTGGTTGAAGGTCTTGATGAAGACGATACTATTATTCCCGAAAGAAAGTCTACTTTTTAATGCAGCTCAAAATCCTACAAGCATTAAATAAATGGGAGCGTAGAGATTTTACTTACGGAGATGCTGATTGTTGTCAGTTTGCTGGGTTCATAGTCAAGGAGCTAACCGGCAAAGACTACTTGGCTGATTTTAATTACAGCTCCGAAGAAGAAGCCTACGAAATCATTAAAGAAAATGGTGATTTAGAGGATACCGTTTCGACGGTTTTAGGCGAATCGACTGGAGACATTAAAGGGCTGGAAGATGGAAGCCCTGTCTTGGTAGTTATACCTGACAACCAGTTGTTAGGCGTTAAATTAGGCGATCACGCTATCTGCTTGACGCAAAAAGGTTTGGCAAGGCTGCCAAGCGAATACATATCATTGGGATGGAAGTTATGCCACCAGTAGTAGCCTTTTTAACAGCGGTTGGGTCTTTTGCCACGTTTGGCGCGGTCGCTGGAACAGCAGCAGCGGTTGTTGGTGCAGCAGCGATCGTTGGTGGCGTATTTGCAGCATCAAAGATGCTCAAGCCAAAGATTAACTTTTCAGTCGATGATAACGACCGCAGCCGTCAAACAACAGTAAGATCTACGACAGAACCTCGAAAGTTAGTTTATGGCGAGACAATGGTCAGCGGGCCATTAACCTACGCCCAAGTATCTGGAGCTAATAATAAATACCTTCATCAAGTGGTTGCTTTGGCTGGGCATGAGCTAACGCAAATCAGCAAGGTATTTCTTGATGACAAGAGCATAGATTTAACTAATTCTGCTATATATGACCCTACGCAACAGTCAGAACCGTTCTCTGTCAGAAGCGGATTCTTTGGCCCTAAAAATAACGAGGCTGGAAGCAGCGAAACAGTTGTTTACATCGACACTCGACTCGGAACCGCATCACAGACCGCCTATGCTGGCTTACGATCAGATTCAGTTACTTCACAAGAATACTTATCCACCCATCGTGGCGATAATGTAGCGAGCTTATACACCCGTTGGACTATTAACGAAGGATCTCGGGAAGTATGGGACGAGGTTGGTAACGTCCAAAACATCAAAGCCTTGGTTAAGGGCAAGAAGATCTATGATCCTCGCTTAGAGGTCGCGGCTAATAACGATGATCCTGATTACGCTGGGAACAGCCCAACTAACCCAAGCTATGTTGTATATGACAACGATACATTAAGCACAGCCTCTATAGATCGAGGCGAGCAAGGCAGAAACCCAGCCTTAATGATTGCTGATTACCTAATGGATGATAAGTTCGGCTTAGGTATCCCATCGAGCAAAATAGATTGGGCGGCGATTATAGCGGCTGCTGATGATTGCGATACATTAGTTCCCATCCCTAGCTCTGCTACCCAAAAGCGATTCTTCGGCAGCGGAGTTATCTTCGGCGCTGACCCATACGCCAAGTCTATTGAAAAGATCTTGAGCGGCATGAATGGCTCTTTGGTCTATAGCCAAGGTAAGTACATTGTTCGCGCTGGCGTTTACGTTGCGCCAACTGAGTCCATTACTGAAGACGACATCATTGGCGAAGTCGATATCAGAACCGCCATACCAAGATCTGACCGACTAAACCAGATCAAGGGATTATTCATTGATCCCACAGAGCAATACAAGATGATGGAGTTTGGCCCTGTCACAGTATCAGGAGCTATTTCCAGGGATAACGGAGAAGTGCTTGAGGAAGAGATCAAGCTGCCGTTTACCGACAACCGATACGCTGCTCAACGAATTGCATTTAAGCAAGTCAATCAGTCGTTCCTACAGACGATGATAACCGTACCTGTAAACCTAAAAGGTATGAGGATTGCGGTAGGTGATAGGGTAAATGTTTACCTCTCAGACTTAGAAAGCGTTGATTCTGGCAACTGGAATCCAAAGATATTTAAGTGCATCAACTGGTCATTCGCAGAGAACGGCAGCGGGGGGATTAACCTTACGTTGCTCGAAGAAGGTGAGTTTTCTAACAATATACCGATACGCTATGCAGATCCCTCAGCAACTGGAGGGCCAAATAACTCTGGAGATTACTCCACCATTACTGCTCAAGGCGTTATAGCGAGAAATCTTCCTGACGTACCAGCTCCTACAAACTTCTCTATAACAGCCGCTATAAACTCAATTGAGCTGAATTGGGACAACCCATCAAACGCTCTAGCTTGGGAGCAGATCTGGGTTTATAGAAGCACCAGCTCAACAACGCCAACAGACAGCGCGACTCCAATAGTGAAGTTCCGAGGAACAAGCTACACCGATCAACGCGCCGCAGATGGAACGCAATATTATTACTGGATACAAGCTGTTAGATATCCGCAGGGATCTACACCGGCCAGCGGTTCTAATGCTTCAAAATCGGTAATGGTCGCTAGTAGTCCAGTGAAAATCGCTGCCACAAAGATTGGCAACGCAGTTATGGGTGCGAACTCTGTTGATACTACGCAGATTGCAGATGAAGCTGTTGGGTCAGATCAGATAAACACCACTATTCAGTCTGATAACTGGTCAACTAGCAGCGGCGCTGACGGATGGCAAATCAATAGAGACGGGACGGCTACCTTTCAAACAGCAGTTATTAAAGGCGGTATTACTGCTACAAGCGGTACGATTGGTGGGACAACGATAACCTCGACCAACTTGAATCAATATAGCGGTTCAGGCGCTGCATCACATGGGAACGCAGACACTGACTTCTGGCTTGATAGCTCTGGAAACTTTAGCCTAAAAGACAAGTTTGTATGGACTGGCGGCACAACTAACACTTTGGTTATTGATGGATCAGGCACGTTTAGTGGAGCTGTAAACGCTAGTGCTGGAAACTTTAGCGGTCAGATTGCAGTTGGTTCAACGGCTGGCACGATTACCGTGATTGATGGTAATGATACCGATTACAGGATGTTTACCAACGCGACACTTGATACAGAAACCAGTCAATACCTACCTGATGACTCATCATTCAAAGTAGGTAACGACGGG